AGGAATCTAGTTCTGAGTCTGATAAAGATTCAGAGTAGATGTGTGTGCCGAGAAGGTAAAACTTCTCTTGTCGAAACTGAGGGGGTAGGCAATCTACTCCCTCTTTTATTAGGATTTTAAATGGAACAAAGTAAATTTATAAAACATAGACTACCTTGTAAATCTTGCAATAGTAGTGACGCAGTATCTATCAATAAAGATGGCTCTGCTAAATGCTTTAGCTGTAATACATGGTATATTAAATATGATGAAAACATTACAGGAGAAGAAATGACCGATACAACCCTATTAAATTCTCATGGTGGCGTGTTTGCCCCTCTTTCTGATAGAAGTATATCAAAAGAAACAGCACAAAAATATGGAGTTAAGGTTGTTTATGCTAGTGACGGAGCTATCGCTCAACATATTTATCCTTATTATATTAATAACGAGACAACAGCTACCAAAATTAGATACATCAGAGATAAAAAGTTCTCTGTCAATGGCTCTTTCACTGGAACAGGGTTGTTTGGAGAAAATATATTTAAAGAAGGTGGTAAATACATTACTCTAGTAGAAGGAGAATGTGATGCTATGGCTGCTTATGAATTACTTGGGAGTAAGTGGGCAGTTGTTTCTATTAAACGTGGAGCATCGTCAGCAGTTAAAGATGTTAAAGAAAGTATTGAATACTTAGAAAGCTTTGAAAATATTGTTATTTGTTTTGATCAAGATAAAGCAGGGGAAGAAGCTGCTCGTAAAGTAGCATCAATTATAAAACCGGGAAAAGCTAAGATAATATCTTTACCTACTGGATTTAAAGATGCTAATGAAATGTTACGTAAAAATCAAATTCGAGAGTTTACAAGAGTTTGGTGGGATGCAAAATTATTTACTCCTAGTGGTATCATTAGAGTATCAGAAAAAGAAGATGACTTTTTTAACAGAGAGGTATTACAAAGTGTGCCTTATCCTTATGACGGACTTAATAAAAAACTCTATGGTTTACGACAGAGAGAACTATTAACAATTTGTGGTGGGGTTGGGTTAGGTAAGTCCAGTTTAACAAGAGAACTTGAGAACTGGTTAATACATAAGACCAAAGATAACGTAGGTGTAATAGCCTTAGAAGAGTCATGGCAACGTACAGTGGATGGTATTTTATCTATTGAAGCAGATGCTAGACTGTATATAGATCATATCAGGGAAGGGTTTGATCAAGAAACTTTAAAGCAAATGTATCAAAAGGTATTTAGTGATGATAGAGTTTTTGTTCATGCTCACTTCGGTACGAATAACATTGATGATATATTTTCTAAATTACGTTACTTGATTGTAGGTTGTGATTGCAAATGGGTAATTATAGATCATCTGCATATGCTTGTTTCAGCTACCTCAGAAGGTGATGAACGTAGAGCTATTGATAATATAATGACTAGGCTGCGTAGCTTGGTAGAAGAAACAGGAGCAGGGATTATATTAGTGTCTCACTTACGTAGAGTAAGTGGGGATAAAGGACATGAAAATGGAGTTGTTGTTAGTTTATCTCATCTTAGAGGTAGCAATTCTATAGCTCAACTAAGTGACTGTGTTATAGCCTTAGAAAGAAATCAACAAGCAGAAGATGAATTAGAAGCACGAACTACTAAATTAAGAGTTTTAAAATCTAGATACACAGGGGATGTTGGTTTAGCTACATCGTTAATCTATAATCCTAAGACAGGCAGAATGGCAGAGGAAGACTATTCTGATTTATTAAATGAAGACGATGGAGTACCTTTCTAATGGACTTAGTATTTGATGTCGAGACAGACGATCTTAAAGCCACTAAGATACATTGTATTGTGGCTATAGATGAACACGACAATATTTATAAATTTAAACCTGATGAAATAGATCAAGGTGTGAAGTTCTTATCCAAAGCTGATAAATTAATAGGGCATAATATCACAGGGTTTGACATTCCTGTTATTAAAAATTTAACAGGTGTTGATGTGGGGAAAGAAAAAGAAATTATAGATACACTTTTATTATCACGTTTACTGAAACCTAATCGTGAGGGTGGTCATAGTTTAGAAACGTGGGGCTATCGTCTTAAATTCCACAAAGCAGAACAACCAGATTTTCTTACTTACTCAGATGACATGTTAAAATACTGTGTGAAAGATGTACAATTAAATAAAATGTTACTACGAGAACTACAAGAAAAAGCAAAAGGTTTTTCTAAAGAAAGCATAAGCTTAGAACACGAAGTTGCAGATATACTTCAACAACAACAACTTAAAGGTTTTAAATTTGATATGGAAAAAGCCGTCATGCTGTTGTCTAAATTACAGGAGCGAATGAAGGAAGTAGAAGACGAGGTTCATAAAGTTTTTAAACCTAGATGGGTTGATGAAAAGCTTGTTACACCTAAACTTAAAAAAGATGGAACACTTTCTAAATCAGGATTAACTGAATATGAATATGCAGAAATAAAATTAACAGGCAACATGAAACCTTTTATGAGAAAATCTTTACAAGACTTTAATCTTGGATCACGTAAACAAATAGGAGAATACTTAAAAGAGTTTGGTTGGAAGCCTAAAACTTTTACACCTACAGGACAACCCATAGTAGATGAAGCAGTTCTTTCTAGAATAAAAAATATACCAGAAGCCAAGCTAATAGCTGAGTTTCTTTTACTACAAAAAAGAATTGCTCAAGTTGAATCTTGGGTTGACGCAGTTGAAGAAGATGAAAGAGTGCATGGCTTTGTTATTTCAACAGGGGCAATTACAGGGAGAATGAGTCATAGAAATCCAAACATAGCACAGGTTCCGAGTATTCATAGTCCTTATGGAGAAGAGTGTCGTGCTTGTTGGATTGTAGATAAGGGATATAAATTAATAGGTGTTGATGCTGCTCAATTAGAATTGAGAATGTTAGCACACTACATGAAAGACGAGGAGTATATAAATGAAATTATTAACGGAGACATCCACACAGCTAATCAAAAGGCTGCAGGACTTAAATCAAGAGATCAGGCGAAAACTTTTGTCTATGCCCTCATATACTCAGCAGGAGATGAACGACTTGGCTCTGTGGTTGGAAGAAGCAGAGCAGATGGTAAAAGATTACGACAACAATTTCTTGATAATACACCAACATTTAAACATCTTAAAGATAAAGTACAAAGAGCATCTAGACGAGGTTACGTCAAAGGACTAGATGGTAGGAAGATATTTATTAGACATCAACATGCTTCTCTTAATACCCTACTGCAAGGGGCAGGAGCTATCCTAATGAAACAAGCTCTGGTGATTTTGAATAATGAATTAAAATTACAAACTCACGATGTTAAATTCGTAGCAAATATACATGATGAGTGGCAGATAGAAGCTTGTGAAACTGTTGCAGATAGTATAGGTAAACTTGCTGTTGATAGTATTATAAAAGCAGGGGAACATTTTAATCTTCGCTGTCCAATGGATGGTGAATACAAAGTAGGAGATAACTGGAGTGAAACACATTAATATTCCCATAGACTATATAAAAAGAAAAACTTCTACAATTAATTTTGGTTATAAATTAAGTAACATTGAAGGGTATTTAGAACCGATCCCATCTGAACTTAAACTTTTAAAACAAGCAGAATCTAAAATTAAAAAAGGACTGTCAACTCGTGTTGTATCTAAATGGCTATCAAAAAAATCTAATAGATATCTCAGCCACGCAGGTTTATGGAAGCATATTATTAAAAAAACTAATATTGAATTTTCAGAGTTATGTGATAAACAGCTTCGCATTGAAGGTTACGTATATGTGATGATTAACCCAGCTTGGGAAGGTTGGGTTAAAGTAGGAATGGCTGTCGACCCTTCAGATAGATGCAGCTCATTTCAAACTTCTAGTCCTTACAGAGATTATAAAATATATTATAGTAAAAAATTCAAAAACAAAAGCCAATCAGAAACAATAGCTCACGATCTACTTCGACAAGAAAGTACTGAGTCTTGTAAAGAATGGTTTAAATTACCTAAAACTAAAGCTGTAAAGATAATTAAAGGTTTAAAATTATGAAAAAATTAAACACATTAGTAGACGACATCTACAAAAAAATATCTGTCTTAGGAGAAGGTAAGTCTTTAAAATTATCTGATAAAGTTATAGATGATTTTGGGGAGTCTATGAAAGAGGCACTACGCAACTGGTCCACCCCCTCTCCTAGAAGTTCGGAAACATTAAGGATGTCCAACATAGGCAGACCTAATAGACAACTTTGGTATGATATGAAAACTAGTAGAGGTGAAGGAGAACAGCTACTGCCTTCTGTCTTTATTAAATTTTTATATGGTCACTTACTTGAAGAAGTGGTTCTTCTTTTAGTAAGACTCGCAAAGCATTCTGTTACAGACGAACAAAAGAATGTAAAGGTTAAGGGTATCGAAGGGCATATGGATTGTATTATAGATGGAGAAGTAGTAGATATAAAGACTGCATCAGGCTATGCATTTAAAAAGTTTAAAGATGGAACTTTAAGGGAAGACGATCCCTTTGGATACCTAGCACAATTATCCGGATATGAAGAAGGTAATGGCACATCAAACGGTGGGTTCTTAGCTTTAAATAAAGAGTCGGGAGAATTAGCACTTTATATTCCAGAAGAACTTGATAAACCTAACATAACAACTAAAATAAATACAGTAAAGAAATCTTTATTAAAGAAAGCACCACCTGATTTATGTTATCAGCCAGTTCCAGAGGGAATGTCTGGTAATATGAAATTACCAAGGGGTTGCATATTTTGTCGGCATAAGTTAGAATGTCATAAGGAATCCAATAATGGAAAAGGGTTACGAGTATTCCAATATGCTAAAGGATTAACTTACTTGACTAAAGTTGGGAAGAAACCAAATGTAAAAGAGATTACAAATGAATTCAAAAAAAGAAAAACAAATAAGAAGACACGCAGAAAGTCTAATGCTTGATTGGTTAGTGTCTGTTATTCCAGACGAAGAAAAGTCTAAAGTAACTTTAGATAATTTAGAAAACTATTTACCTAACCAAACGCATATATATGCTAATAGACATTTAAGAGTTTCTGCGTATACATTGAGATGGTTTAAAAAAAGAATTAAAAAATTAATTAGTATGGGAAGGATTGATTTTAAAACTATTACTTTAGAGGAAATATTAGATGAGTCCTCCTCTTAATTTTGAAGTTAATCTTCAACTTGAAGAATTGATTATAGTCGTTGGAATGTTCTTACATTCTGGCAATTCGTTAGAAGATATAGATGATGAAGTGATATATAAATTATACAGCTTAACCTCTAAGGAAGCTGAAAATCGTGAGAAACTAACTAAAAAAACGGAGACAGTTCACTGATGAAATATAAATTTGATGAGAAACAAAACCTAATAGGATTACAAGGATACATAGATCAGACATATTCAGAACACTATGCTAATGGTAAATACCAAGCAACTGATATGATTATAGATGCAGGACATGGAGAAGGTTTCTGTATTGGTAATATAATGAAGTATGCTATGAGGTATGGTAAGAAAAATAATAAGTCGCAGGTAGATTTATTAAAGATTATACATTATACATTGATTGCGTTATATCTAAATCAGGAGGATTGTAAAGATAATGATAACAGATAAAGTAGGCACTAAATCTTATCTAGGAATAGAGATAGATTATAATAAAGAAACTAAACTAGATAAATTTAGTTTGGATACATTAAAAGATAGATATTTTTGGGAGAAAGAAA